GCGGCTTTGCGCTGCGCCTCGAACAGCGCCCGCTGCTGGTCCAGAACGCCAGCCTGCGCGCCCATCTGCAGCGCCTTGAACGTGCTGTCTGCGCCGCTGGCCTGCTGGAACGGAGTGATGTAGTCGAATGGTTGCGCCATGTCATTGACCGCCGAAGATGGAACCGAGACCGCCACCTGCGCGGCCGGCCTGGAATGACGCAATCTGCGCTGGCATGTTGAACAGAGACACGAACGGAGCCGCAGCGGCCAGTGTGCCGCCGGCCTGCGCCGCGCCACGCTGCGTCAGATAGCCGCCGATTGCCTGACCAGTGGCAATGCCCTGAGCGCCTACGCCAGCCGCCGAACGCTGCCCGAGTTCGGTCAGTCCACCGAGGCGCTGGAACTGCGTGTCGATGGCTTCCTGCAGCATGGCGGGGCGGAACTGAGCCAGCGCACCCTGCACGTTGCCGCCACGCAAGCCGCCGGTGGCAGATGCGCGTTGCAGAATCGCCTCCTCGCCCTGCCTGGTGAGCGCCTGCAATAGCGGGCTCGCCTCGATGTCGGAAATGGCCCGCTGTTGCTCGGCCGTGCCGCGCAGTCCGATCAAGCCCTGCTGCGCTTCAAGCGCCGGTGGGCCGGCCTCGGTGTACGGTTCCAGCAGCCGGCGCATCTCGTCGAACTGATACCGCTGCTCGGCAATGGCAGCATCTGCCGCGGCCGTTTGCTGACGCGATGCACTTCTGGCGGCCCTCGACTGCATCGATGAACCGATGAGAGACGTTGCGGCAGATACGATTGCCGTGACTCCATTAGCCATTGCTTTGCCCCTTGAACTCGCACATATAGTCGGCGAAGGTCTCGCCATACAGGTGCATCACATGGTGAGCCACGCCGGTAGCGGACTTCGGGCCATGCACGATGAGCACGGCCGCCATGACCACATCGTAGTAGGCAGCGCGCCACACGAAAGAACGCTCGTCGGCCTTGCCATCACGCTCGGCCTGATCGCTGGCCTGCCACTTGAGGATGGCGGTCATCAGCACCGGCAGCAGCACGGCGCGATTCGCCGCGAACCAGACATTGCCCGGCATCTCGACCAGGGCGTGCCAGATGAGCCTGTCGAGGGTGGCACGCGAGACATCATCACCGTCAACCACATCATCCAGCGTCTGCGTGACGAACCAGAGGTCCATCAGCCACGCCACACAATCGTCGGGCAGCGCAAAAGCCTGCGACAGATTCTGGCGCAGGTAATCCTCTACGGTCATGGGCGATGCGGTGTCGGTCATCGTCCTATCCCAAATAGAGCCGCTGGACGCTCGACACTCAGCAGGTCGCAGTATATCACGTCACCTCCCGGCCTGTGATACGCAACGTGAGGGCGGTGGCCGCGCTGGCGGTGGTCGAGATGTAGCTGCCCGGAGTCATCGCCTGGCCGATCAGTTCGGGGCAGAGATACGTCTCACCCGGCACCACCACACGGTCGTCGATGATGAGGTTCTGATTGCCCGGACTGTCCACGGCCGTTACCAAGTTGACCGAGAAGCTGCGGTTGACCGAGTCGGTGTTGGTCACGCTGGCCTTGTCGATGATGGTGCGCGTCCCTGACGGCACGGTGTATTGAGTGGTCGCGCCGGTGGCCAGTTGCAGCGGAGGGACGAGAACCTGAACGGTGACAGTCATGAATTTTCCTTACCAGTAGGTTGCGACGTTGTTGGTCGCGGTGAGGATGATGGACGGGATCGCAGGATGCACGCCGGTCGCTGCGAATGCCTGCAGACGCGCATCGGTGTTGCCCACCTCCCACATCACTTCGACGTAATCGTTGGCCTTCATGTCCACGAGTAGATTGAACGCCTGCAGCACTTCGGAGTTCGCGTTCTGGATGTTGAGGTGCATGGCAGAGTTCGGGATGTCGGTGCCATTCTTGCGGAACCAGACCCACACCTGCCGATTCGAGCCCCCGGTAGCGTCCCACTGCAGCGACACCTGGAAGTTGTAGATGCCCTCGGTGTCCACCACGATGCGCGATGTCGGACTGCCTCGAAACACGCCATTGGAGATGTCCGTGGTGTCGAACGTCACCGCATACGCAGTGTTGATGGCGGCTGCCGTCTGCGTGGTCGTGTCGAGGAACTGCCCATATCGGGCACGCTTTGCCGGAGTCTGCGCGGGCGCAAGGGCGGACATCTCCACCGCGGTACGCAAACTCTCGATGGCCTGCAGCGCCTGTGTTGCGCGTGCGTCTGCCGTCTGTGCGTCAACCTCATTCGCCTGCGATGAACCGTCGAGGTCATTGACAGCCGGCACAAGTTGCGAGGTGGCATCGAACAGGCTCTCGAATGCCTTGATCGATTCGTGGTCCTTGAGGAACTCGGCGAGCTTGTCTCGCGTCAGTCCGAGCGCCGCAAGATTGACCGTGACCATCGTTACACCGTCAGCGGCTCAAGCCGCGCCTCAAGACGCAGGACCGACAGATGAGCCTGCGACTCGCCACGGAATCGCTGAATGCGGCGGTCCCGCATCAACCCCTGACGCCACCAGACCAGCCGCTTGAGCATGTTGCCGGTGGTGCCGACCGCGATAGATTGGTCTTGACTCCAGGTCATGCCGTCGAGTGAGTAGCTGGTCGAAATCTGCGGATTGGTGCCAACCTCCACGCGGCCAGTCAGTGCCACCAGTTCCATCTCATGGAACACGGCACCCCTCGACTCGTTGTAGACGATCGGCGTGCTGAACTCCCAGCGGACACGCTCGCCCCAATGCGAACTGACGGAATCCGACAGGTAGCCCAGCCGCGCAGATGACGGGTCGCCCACCATCCATCCTTGGCCATTCCAGACCATGTTGCGGGCGCGGAACTGCTGCTCGCCAGACAAGGTGCTCACCAGAGCGAACCAGATGCGCTGTTGCAGCGCCTCACTGGCCGCGTGGTCGTAGACGATGGTTCTGTCCGGCAGATGCACATACAGCAGGCGGTGCGACCGATACAGGCGTGATTCGAGCTTGACCTCTGCAAGTTCCGCCTCGGTGTAGGTGGCAAGCAACTTGTCGATGTCCTGCGTGGCGATGGGCAATGCCGTGGCATTGGCACCGATGTAGATGCTCGGAGCCTCATTGCGGCCGCTGCCGAGGAACGCGATCTGCTCGTCAAACACGCACGCCGCGAAGGTGCCGATAGCGCCCTTCTGAATCTGTGCGCCCTCAATGCGCTGAAACGGAAACAGCGCACCGCCCACGTTATCGAACACCTCGATGGTGTGCCGGTTGATGGCGTAGACCTCATTCCGCAAGCGGACCAGCGCATTGACGGGGTCGGGGTCGGCCTCGCTGGAGCCATACTTGAGCGGGTTGACCTGCAGCGGGTCACTGAGTTCTGTCACCACCAGGAACTCGCCATCCGTGGTCATCCAGTAGCCATCGATCCACGCCATGTCGATGACGTTGCCCAGGTCGGGGTCTGTGTTCTGGGTCAGGGTGGCCGTGGCCGGATTCCAAAAATATAGTCGGCCGCCGCTGGCAACGCCGAGCAGGTCGAACGAGTAGTCCATCGTGACGTAGCCGCCACCACCCACATCACCGAGCACATTCATCACGCCGGCCGCAGTGACCGTTACCAGTTTGGTGCCCATGACGCGGTAGCAGAGACCATTCCACTCGATGCCGCCTCGGTCCGCGCCGGGCGCACCAGACATCAGTTCAACGATGCCATCGTGCGGGCGCAGGTAGGACTCACTGACGCCGGAACCCTTGGGCACCGGCATCATGTTTACCGGATAGGCGGTCCTGATGTCGGGGCCGCCATCGGTGTAGATTCCTGCGACGATTGGGATTGACGGCATCTGCTCACCACTTCACTTTGTCTGCCCACCACGCGGCAGACCGGCCCGTTCCAGCCTTGGGTCGCGCTTTGACGGCACGATCAGGCTACCAGAGCACGCAACTGATCCAGAGTGGATTGAGTGCTTGCGATGTCAGAATCGAACTGCTGCACCAGGGCAATGTCGCCCCGCTGCGCCGCTGCGACCCGCTGGCCGTGGCTGAATGACAGCCGGTTTTCGAGCAGGGTAATAAGGTCTTGGATGCTCATGGCAGTGTGTCCTTATGGTGCGGCGTAGCCTTGGACGCTGGCGTACACTGCACCAGCACCCGAAGCGGTCGCGGTCTGAAGTTGCAGCGGCGTGTTGACCGAGCCGCGCAGCGGCGTCGGGAATGCGATAAA